CTAGCTATTGGTGTGCCTGCTGCGGTGCCGCTCGAAGGCGTCGCGGGTGGTGGCTAGGCGCTGCTGCTCGCGGCTCTTGGTGTAGCGGCGGGTGGTGTTGATGTCGGCGTGCCCGACCGTATCCTGAATACTCACCAGGTCGGCCCCGCCCTCGTGCTGGGTGGTGATGAAGGTGTAGCGGCCGATGTGGGCCGATACGGTTTGCCAGAGCGGTACGCGCTCCTCGTGGCGGGCCGCGCCCGAGCCACGCACGTCTTTCACCACGCGGCTCAGGCCGGCCTCGCGGCAGAGCAGCTTAATTTCTTCGTTGAACTTGCCTAGGCTCGGCACGGGTAGCTGGCCTCCGTAGCGCTGCCAGATTTCGAGCGCCACCGGGTCAAGCGGCACCCGTAGCTTGGTTTTGTTGCGCCGGTTCTTATAGTGGAAATACTCCAGCACGGGCGCCTCGGCCTTGGCCGATTCGTCCCACTCCCACACCAGGGCATCGGGCCCGAGTTCGAGCATGGAGCTGTAGCGGGGCCCAGTGCGGCAAATGAAGATGAACACGTCCCGAATGCCGGCGCGCTTGCTGGCCCTGGTGCCGGTACCCTCGCGGGGCTCAAATACCGGGTGGTTATACAGCTGCTCGACCTCGGCCCAGGTAAGGGGCTCGCGCTCGATTTCTTCCGAGAAATCATCCTCCAGCCAGGCCGTGTCATACTTGCCGAACTTGAGCAGCTTGCTTAGGCGCTTGACGTAGGAGGAGAGGGTATTATTAAGCAGGCCGGTTTCGCCGCGGCGGTTTTTGGCTTCCGTCAGGCAGAACTGGCAAAACTCCTCGAACAGCCGGCAGCGGCCGGTGGCGTCGGCCTGTAGCTCATCGGGGCGGGTGCCGGGGCGCCAGCGCTCCAGCTGGTCGATGAGGCCCGCCGGCCCCTGCAAGGTTTTGGCGGCGCGGCGGCCCCCGTAGGCCTGGCGCCAGTCGGCGTAGAGGCTCACCATGGTAGGGACCGCGGGCGGGACCGCAGCGGCGGAGCCAGGGAGCGCGGCCTTCTTAGCGGCAGCCTTGGGCTTAAGCTGGGCCAGCAGGATGGCGGGCGTCAGTTCGGTTTCGGTGGCCTCGGCCTGCTCGATGAGCTTGTCGGCTTTAGCGGCAAAGGCCGTCAGCTCGCGCCGGGTCTTGGCGTAGTTCGGGGCAGCGCTGCCCACGGTACCGGTGCCCTGACCAGGGTCGGCTGGCTTAAAATGCTTGGGCAGGCAGCTCTGGCCGGTGCCCGTGCGCAGGCGGCTCTCCCCTACCTGGCTGCTGGCGTCGCCCTTGCCCCACCGGATATCGGCATAGATGGGCCGCCTACCGTCCGAGTAGGTTTTGGTGTGTAGATAGAAGCGGACGGGCATGGCTAAACGCGGCTGGTCAGCTTCAGCTGAAAAGACCACATCTCAAGCACGTCTTCTGCAAAAATGACGTCAGGCGTGTAAGCTGGATTATCTGAGTTGATGATGAGCACACCGCGCCGGTCCACTTCGTTTACCACACGCTTAATGCATATACCATCGCGCGTCACAATGATGTAGATATCATTGTTTTTAATATCTGCGGCCTCTTCAACGTGACTGCCAACCACCCAGTCACCCTCATGGAAAGTAGGCTCCATACTGTTGCCCTTAACTTCAAACATGCGATGAACACCGTTTTCAAACCCTGGTAGGGAGTAGCCTTTAAGCTCACCTAGATATGTCTGGTCCCCAACATGCTGCATATAGCCAGCCTGCGCCGGAATTGGCACTTTCAATATGACGGGCTTGCCTAGGTTGTCGGTGGTTACGATGCGAGGCGGCATTTTATTGAAGGGCGAGCGACTGGGAGGGGTTCCTTTTTCTATAAAGTCAGTAGTGGTCTGGTAAATTCTAGCCAACTGAACTAATACCGAATGCTTAATTCGGATTGTAGGGTCTCTTTCGAGCTTACCTAACTGAGAATAGCTTACACCAACCTCTATGCCGGCCGCGCGCAGCATGGCCTCAACATCACGAAGACTATAATCTGTTTTGCGACGAAGCTCTGTCAGGCGGGTAGCCTGATTACCGTTTCCATTGGCTTGAAAAGGTGTTGCAGAAGCGGTGCGAAGAGGCATGACGGCTAACATGAAGCGAAGTACGACACAAATCAACACGATTCAACACGGGGTGACAATTATTTTGTCATAAGGTGTTGCTTTGTGTCAAAAGTTGTCATACTTTTGTTTATCACTTAATCAATATCTCATGGAGACGATTGTCGCAGCTGAGACCTACCCAGTACGTACCACCACTGCTCTATTTGTTCGCGATGAGCTTATGCAAGAGCAAGTTGATAGAGCTAAAGGTGGTGGTGCACGTTTGACCCTTATGCAGATTGCTGGAGAATGGCTTGAGCAAATGGCCGAGCAGAAACGCGAAAAACGCGGCTAATTCATTTGCCCATTAAGTGTCATTTTGTGTCAAACATGCACCGCACCATCCACCGCAACGGCACCGTGGTCGAGCTCTCCGAGGAGATGGCCACCAGAATCTATACCGTCGAGGAGCTAGCTACCCGCCTGCGCATCAGCCGCAACAGCGCTTACGAGCTGATTCGGCAGGGCCAGATTGGCTACTTCTGCTGCGGGGCCAAGAACTACCGCGTGGCTGAGTCAGCAGTGCAGCTTTTCCAACTGGGCTTACCGCCCCTAGCCGCCTAACCCACACACGGCCATGTCTCTGCGCTCTTTCGCTAACGGCGGCAATCCCATCCGCCGCTCTGTTCTTTCCACTGCTGCGCCCTGGCCCGAGGGCGAGCCTCAGCCCGAGCTAAACGCCACCCAGCGGGGCCTCGCCAGCATCCTGCCCGCCCAGAAGCCCGCGCCGACCTCTAACCGTGACCCGCTCGATGAGCTGCACAAGTTGGTGCGTGTGCTGGTACCCAAAGCCAAGATTCGGCTGACGGTCATTCAGGAAGAAGACGGCATTACCCCCGCTGTGCGCCTCTACAAGGTGGAGTGCTACGGCCCCGAAGTGGGCGCCGCCGTGGTGTGTAGCCAGGGTCATAGCCCGGCAACCGCCGTGGGGGGCCTGAGCACCAAGTGGGCCCGCGCCCGCCGCGACCATGCCGTGGCCGGCCTCGTGGCCGAGTGCGAGCGCCTGGCGGGCGAAGCCTTTACGCCCGAGGCGAAGGCCAAGCTCGAAGCCGAGATGCGCGAGTGCCGCTACAGCGATTTCGACAACCAAGCCGCCCGCTGGCGCAAGGCCGCCCAGCGCCACGCCGCCTAACCCTCTTACTGCCATGCTCTTCCCCGACCCCATGCCCGGCCTTCGCAACAGCTACAACGAGCGCTCTGACGCGCCCCAATTCGACGAGGGCTCAGGTGCCGTGGGTGGCGCCCTGGCGTTCGTGGCCTTCGTGGTAGGTGCGGGGGCATCTTATGGCCTCTACGCGCTGATTACCTGGATTTTCTCCTAAGCAAAAAGCCCCGGCCGTGCGGGAACACGACCAGGGCCCATTTCAACTTCTTAGCCCCCCAAAGTTATGTGTGAAACACGCAAAACCCCCAATGACTTGCCGCTCGATGCAGTGGCCCAGGCCCTAGGGCTGGACATCTTCAACTACGAGTTGCCCGACGTGCTGGGCATGATTGCCTGCTTGCAGGAAAGCGAGCAGATAGCGGCCGAGCGCGAGAAGAAGTTGCTGGACTTCAAAACCTACGTGCACAACCGGTTAGATACCGCTGGTATTGATAAGCACGAGGAGCAGAACGCTATCAACGGCTGCCGCATTGGCGCCCGACTCGATGACGTGCTAGCCGCTGCCCCCGCTGGCGTGCTGAGTGTTGGCGACTTAATGAACCGGCTGGTGAAGCTAGCCAAAGCTTACAGGCCTAGCGCGCAGGATAGCATTCAGCGCAATAGCCACATGCACGACCTGGCCCTAGGGGAGGGTGAAGTGATTGACCAGGCCACTATAGACGCGGTACTTACCAATTTCCTCAACCAAGTTGGGGTGGCGCATTGCCTCGACCTAGGGTTGTATTCGTCAGACCTCGCTAGCCAGGAAACGGAGGTGCGTCATGCTGCCTGAACTCCTGACGCCTGAGCGCGCGGCTGAGTGGGAGACCCAGGCCGCTGCTAAGGCTGCCGAAAAGCTGGCTGCTCAACGCGCCCTCTTCGCGGCCCTCTTTGCCGCCGTGGCCTTCCTAGTCTTCGCCGCCGGCGCCATTGCTGAGCGCTACCACTGGCTGCCTGCCCCGCCGCCCCGCCTGGCCACCACGACGGCGCCGGCCATCGCTTACGCCCCATGAGCCAGGTGCGCCCGCCGGAGCTGCTGGCCGCCATTGCCGCCGCTCGCCCGCTCTCCGAATCTTGGAACCAAGCCGTGGCCCGCCTCGGGGCTTGGCGCATGGCCCTATCCGCCCCGCCTAAGCAGCCCGCCCGCCGCACAGGGCGCGACCAGGCCAGCCAGTTTCAGACGCTGACCTCTAGCCACGTCTTCGACCACGACCGCCAGGCCCTGCGCGACGAGTTTTTGCACGCCAGCGGCACGCGCCGCGCTGAACTGATTGCCTGGGCCCAGCGGCAGATACCCGCCCGCAAACAAGCTGAAAAACTGGCCAGCGTGGCCGCTTAATCCTTCACCGCCCCTAGGGGCACAACTCCCAACCCCATGCCCTCCAAGAACTTCTTTGACAACCTGCCCGACTCGCTGACGGTCGAGGAAAAACGCCAACGCCTCGATGCCGTGGCCTACCACAAGGTTGAGGACGATTACGACGTGCCGCTCTCGGATGAAGAAATCCACCAGGCCGAAACGGAGTTGGCCCACGCACAGGTGCAGATACTGACGCTGCAGGAAGCTAAAAAGAAGGCCGTGGCCACGTTCGACGGCCCCATCAAGCAGCATCAGACCAGCAGCAAGGAGCTAACGCTGCAACTCAAGAGCCGCACCCGCCAGGAGTCGGGCGTGGTGTACGAGGTCATCAACGACGAGGACGGCCGCAGCATGGACGTGTACACGGCCGACGGCACGCTGCTCTACTCGCGGCCCCTGCGCGCCAGCGAGAAGCAGCTGCACCTCAACGAAGGCGGCATGCGCCTGGCCAGCTAAGCCCCTGAATTTCTTTTCTCTTTCTTTTTAATTTCTTTTTTTTATGGCAAGCGCCACCAATCAAGAGCACTACGACTTCGCCACGACTGGCGAGCACGTTATCCGTCACGGCGAAGCTGCCCCCATTCGGGAGCCCCGCCCGCTGAGCTACACCGGCCGCCTCGACACGCCGCAGCGCTGGCTCGAACCGAAGAAAGCCGCTTACACCCCTACCCAGGCCACGGTAAGCGTCAATATGACGGCGGGCAGCATCAGCCTGGCACTGAACGAAAAGAACGAATTACTCGACCAGGTGAGCGGCAGCCTGACGGAGTCGCCCGAGCTGGCCCTGTTCAAAATCAATTCGGATGCGCGCTACACCCTCGACGAGCTGGTGACGCTGCTCAAACGCTACCGCATCTTTTTCCCGAAAAAGGAGCAGCAGGCGGCCATTCTCACTGCCCTGCAAAACTTCACGGCCAAGGTCGAAACCAAGATTGAGCAGCAACGCGCGACTAACGGCAGCAGCAAAAACAATCTGGAGCGCGAGGTGCATGGCATCCAGTGGGACCGCACTTTCATGCTGTCGGTGCCCGTGTTCAAGGGCTACCCGGCCGAGTCGTTTCACGTCGAAATCGGGGTGGACGCCACCAGCGCCGGCATTCGCTTCTACCTCGAATCGCCCGAGCTATTCGAACTGCGCTACGATTTGAAGTGGCGCTTGCTGCAGGATGAAATCAACTATTTCGAGGCCTGGGGCTGCTCGCTCATCTACACCTCCTAAGCCATCGCCCTAGCACTCGGCCCTTAATCACCCTTCACTGGGCAGGTTTGGAAGGAGGGCCGACAATGCTGGGGGTGACCCGCGACCGTGGTGCGTAACGGCGGCATTTCGGCCCAGCTGCTGTGGCGGCTGGGCCACCCTAGGGGGTGATGCCGCATTGGGCGGCCCGGCGACCGCCGCTGTGCAGTGGGTTCGATACCCGCCACCCCCGCTAGCTACTACAGCACTCTTTTCCTATGACTGCCCCTACTCCCTACATCAAACCGGCTGAGCCCACCCACAGCCTATCCGACGAGCTGCGCCACCTCGTGACCATGCTGCGCGCCGTGGGCATGCAGGCGGGCGTGCTGCGCAAGCGCGCCCCCGGCCAGCTGGGCTACCGCATCCGCCTGCTTGACGAGCAGCTGCACAACTCGGCCAACTCCCTCGTGCGCGCCGTGGTGAGCACCCCACGCCTGGGCGAGGCCGAGGACTACTTCGACAACCACAGCGCCCTCTACTGGGAGGTACTCAACGAGGTCCGCAAGTGCGCCGACCCGCGCCAGGCCCTGGCCGTGCTCTACGCCCTGAACGCTGGCCAGGTCATCGACCACGCCAGCGGACAGGCCGTGAATGAAATGCCTTTTACCGAGCCCACCCCCCAGCCATGAAAAACTTCTTTTCCCACGATGAAGGCGCCCGCAACGACCCGCGCCTGATTAAGGTGCTCATGCGCCTAGGCCAGGCCGGCAAAGGCGTGTACTGGGACATTATCGAGATGCTCTACGAGCAGGACGGCTACCTGCAACTAGACGAATGCGAAAGCTATGCGTTCGCATTGCGCACCGAATGCGACCTGCTTGCCAAGTTACTTTCAGACTTTGGCCTGTTTGAAAACGACGGCACCCGGTTTTGGAGCGCTAGCGTACTGCGCCGACTCGCTCAGCGCAAAGGCAAGAGTGCAAAAGCCTCGGAATCAGCCGCTAAGCGCTGGGGCCATGCGAATGCATTGCCACCGCATAGCGAAGGCAATGCTAAGAAAGGAAAAGAAAAGAAAGGAAAAGAAACTACGTCTGACGACGTAGCGCGGGCGGGCGGCGGCGAAGATGCTTCGCAGCAGGTAGCGACCGCTTCGCCCCCTAGCCCGCAGCGCGAAGTGCCCGCCGACGAGGCGCCGGTGTTCACGGTGGCCGGCTTCGGGGCTTTCGTGGCCCGCATGGCCTACGGGCAAATCAACCGCGCCCGCTACCTGCTCGACATCCAGCGCAAGGCCGAAACGCTCAAAGCCCGCACCAACACCGGCTGGGAGAACTACATCCTCGAATGGCTGCGCCGCGACGAGGCCGCCGGCCACCTGCTGCTGGCCGAAGTGAAAGCGCCACCCGGCGGGCCCGTCGCCACTACTTCCACCTACGACCGCAAAGCCCTTGCGGCCCAGCAGCAAGAACCTGTTTGCTAAGTGCTTATGCAACCCGCCGCTCGCACTGAAACCCTGCCCCCGCCCTCCGACGCCGCCCTCGAAGCCGCCGTGCTCGGGGCCCTGCTGCTCGAAGCCGACGCCGTACCTACAGCCCTGGCCCTGCTCAAAGGCGAGGCCGAAGTCTTCTACCACCCCGCCCACCAGTATGTGTTTCGCGCCGTGCTCACCCTGCACCAACGCGGCTGGGCCATTGACCAACTCACCGTCGTCGAGGAGTTGCGCAAAACCAAGTTGCTCGAAAAGGCCGGCGGTATGGGCGCCGTGGCGGGGCTGACGCTGCACATCCATTCGGCCGCGCACCTGGCCACGCACTGCCTGAGCCTGCTCGACCTCTATGCCAAGCGCATTGTAGGGCGCATCGGCTATGATTTTCAGCGCCAAGCCTACCGCCGCGACACCGACCCGCACGAACTATTGGCCGAGGCGCAGCGCGCTATCAATTCCCTACATGCCGTGCTGCAGGTGCGGCAGGCCCGCACCCTAGGGGAGCTCTTCGAGGAGGCGGTAGAGCGGGCGGTGGCGGTGGCCGGCACGCCTGGTGGGGTGACGGGCGTGCCCTCAGGCCTGGCGGCCGTGGACAACCTCACCGGCGGCTGGCAACCTTCCGACCTCATCATCCTGGCCGCGCGGCCCGGGATGGGGAAAACCAGCTTCGCGCTATTCTGCGCCAACCATGCGCAGGCCCAGGGCCACGGCGGTGCCTTCTTCTCGCTGGAGATGGGCGCGGGCCAGCTCGCCACCAAGGCCGTAGCCACCGCCAGTGGGCACTCTACCGCCCAGCTCACCAAGGGCGTGGGCATGACCCCCGACATGGCCCGCGACCTGCGCCGCACGGCTGGGGCCCTGGCTAGCTCCGGCCTACTCATCGACGATACGCCGGCGCTTTCCATCGGCGAGTTACGGGCCAAAGTCAGCAAAGCCGTGGCCGAGCGTGGCGTGCGGGTGGTGTACGTGGATTACCTGCAGCTGATGAGCGGGGAGAAGAGCGGCAACCGCGAGCAGGAAATTGGCTCCATCAGCCGCGGGCTCAAGCTCATTGCTAAGGAAAACAACGTGCCGGTCATCGCCCTGGCCCAGCTCAGCCGGGCGGTGGAAACGCGGGGCGGTGATAAGAAGCCGCAGCTTTCCGACTTACGAGAATCCGGCTCGATTGAGCAGGATGCCGACCTAGTAGCCTTTCTCTACCGAGCTGAATACTACAAGATTACGGAAGATGACGAAGGCAACCCCACGGCTGGGCTCTGCGAGTTCATTCTGGCCAAGCAGCGCAATGGGGCCACGCGCACGGCCGTGGTGCAGTGCGACTTAGAGAAAGGTCGCTACTGGGATTTAGAAAAAGATGCTCCCTTCACCGTGCCGGCCAATCGGCCCGGCGCTTTCCCCACTTCCACCTTCGATGAAGCGCCCTATTAGCTACTCGCTCTACTCCGAGGCCACGGCCGGCAAGGTGGCCACCACGCTGGCCGAGCTTTCGCTGGCCGACCTGCGCACCTTACTGCCGGGCATGATTACCACCGGCGGCGACGGCCTCAAGCTGCTGCGCGCGGAGGTGGCCCGCCGTGGGGAGCCTGGCCAAGTATTCCCGCCCGCCTGCCCCAGCTGCCTGCAGCGGCCCGAGCAGTGCGTGTGCCCCACGTCTAGCCTGGCAGCAGCATGAATTTAGAACAGCAATACGCGCAGGCCGTGGTGGACTGGCTTACCGCCGGCGGCTGGGAGGTGTACCAGGAAGTGGTTACGCCCTGCGGCCGCTGCGACATCGTAGCCACGAAGGGACCAGTGCGCTGGGCTATTGAAGTAAAGACCTCACTCAATCTGGCCGTGCTCGACCAAGCGCGTCAGAACGTGGCCTGGTTCCACCACAGTAGTATCGCCGTGCCTGCCCCGGCCCGCAACATCTACAGCACCCCGCGCACCTGGGAGCTGGCCCACTCGCTGGCTGAGCTACTAGGCTTCGGTGTCATTCGCATCGTGCTGCCCGACCCCAATGCCCCTAGGGCCGGGTACCGTCTGGAAGGCATCGTGAAGCAGGACGTACTGCCCCGCCTCAATCGCCGGCCCGGCCCCGTGCATTTGCACGAGGAGCAAAAGACCTGGTGCGCCGCTGGTAGCGCTGGCGGCGGGCACTTCACTCGCTTCCAGCAAACGGTGCAGCGCCTCACCTGGCATGTCGGCCGCAACCCCGGCATCAAGCTCAAAGACGCCATCATCGGTACCGACCACCACTACGCCAGCGTGGCCAGTGCCACGGGCGCCATCTCCCGCATGATTCGGGGCGGCGTCATCGAAGGGCTGCGCCTCGACAACGGCAAGGTTTATCCAGTCACCACCTCAATGGCCTAGGGCCACCCACTCAACTATCCACCCCAAGCGGCCTAATCCTTACGCTTCCGATACGCCCGAATACGCGCCTGCTGGTCGGCCTTAAAACGCTTCACCATTTGCCACATCCCCAAGCCAAAAAGGCCCAGCATACTGAGCGCAAAAAGCCAGAAGTCTCCCCAGCCTGCAAGCATTACGTCGGAAGTAGAATAAATCAGCATCCCCAAATCTACACTGGCCTAGGGCCACCCCAATCATGCCCGAGCTAACCCCCTGTCCCTTCTGCGGTCAAGTACCCGAGGTACTACCCGCCCTGCACCACGGCCACTTCGTCGAGTGCGAGAACCCCGATTGCACCACCAAGCCCGAGACCCGGCCCTACGACACGCCCGAGCAGGCGGCGCTGGCCTGGAACACGCGGGCCTAGGCCGCCTTCTGATGGGTTAGCATAAAAGCTACCACGCCAATCATTAGCAACCAGCCGACCACCACGAGGCTGAAGGCAACAGCTAATCCTATCAACCCGCGCCTGCGGGTGGCTGGCTGAAACAGTTTTGGAATTGACCACAGCAGCAGTCCTGCAAATACAATGGCTAGGCCCCACCCAGCAAATAAAACGGCATCCGTGGGGAAAGGACCGGCAACTAATAAGGTCAACAGCATCCTCAAAAGTAAGCCTAGGCTATTACCAAAACCACGAAGCTCAACCATGTCAGCAATCAAAATCCCAGCCCAGCCACTTACCCCTGAGCGCTTAGAGCGCATCAAAAGCATCCCCAGCGAACTGATGCAGGCCAGTGTAGCGCTTGTGCACAGCAGTGAGCGCTACGACTTAAACCGCGAGCTTAATCTATCCCAGTTGGCAGCTGGGCAAGCCATTATCGACCTGCTTGCGAGGGTCCAGCCCAAGACCTACCAGGGCTGGGAGGATGGCCCCGAGATGCCCATCGACGAATACATCCAGCCTGGCGACGAGGTAGACGAAGAGATGGTCAACCACTTCGGCGGCGTGGTCAGCCCGCAGTACTGCACCTACCAGTTCACGCAGGTGGGCGAGGCCAGTCATGAGGAGCGCGGCCGCTACTTCTACCAGACGTTCGGCCGCTTCGGCGACCGCTACCTCTACCTGGGTGTGCTGCCGCCCTTCAAGCAGCCCAAGTACTAAGCCCGAAGCCCCCAACTCCCAACCTTTTACTTCCAACCATCCAACCATGCAGCTGCTCAATTTTAAATCTGGCTTCAAACTGCTGCCAGGTATGCTACCCGACTTCGACCCGCTCACCATTGAGCAAGAGCCGCAATTCTTCGGAGCAGACTTAGACTTCGCTACCGACCATGGTGGGCCTATCACCGAAGCCTTCCTGCGCCTGCTGCCCCAAAGCTGGTTTGACGATGGTGCCATCCTCGACAGCCGCGTGCACATGCTCATGGCCGGCTGGCTACCCTGCATCCCTGGCTGGCACCTCGATGACATCCCGCGCACCCGTCAGGATGGCCAGCCCGACCACGCCAACCCCATCTACCGCGCCGAGCATGTGTTGGCCCTCGTGGGCGACTGCTCGAAGACGCGCTTCCTGGTGGGCGAGCTTCAATTGCAGGACGTTGCTGACGGCCAGCTTGGCCCTGGCGGTGTATGCCCCGAAACCAGCATCTACGGTAAGTGGCACGAAGACATTGAGTTTGCCCTGGAGATGTCGGCTAGCCTTAAGGAAGAATCTGCCCCTGAGCGTCGGCTGATTCAATTCAACGACCAAGCCTTCCACCGCGGCGTGGCCGCCACCCACGCTGGCTGGCGCTGGTTTGCTCGGGTCACTCGTGGCAGCGACCGCAAGCCTCTTAACAAAATCCGCACTCAAACCCAAGTCTACCTGCCAGCGCCCAACGCAGGCTGGTAGCCCACATCTACTACCATGGGAAGAAAAGCCACCCCCGGTACCCACCGCATCACTGTCTGGCCCGTGCTCAACGACCGGCCCAGTGCTACGCCCGCCTTCACCGGCCGCGATGTGCAGCAAGTCAGTGCCGAGCGCATGTACAACACCATCACCTACGCCAACGCCAAAGGCCTGGCTGAGGTCGAAGCGCCCGCCTACCTCGTCGTAGTCGAGCAGCTGGAGACCGAGCGCTGGGTGCACGAGAAGGCCCGCACCATACGCCCCGCCTCCTGATGCTTCGCACCGCTGCCCGAGTTGATGCCAACCAGCCCGCAATCGTGAAAGCATTGCGGGCTGTAGGCGCCTCTATCCTCTACACCCACCAGCTCAAGAACTGCTTTGATATCCTGGTCGGCTACCGCGGCCGCACCTTCCTCATGGAGATAAAGGACCCCAGCCAGCCCGTGGGCAAACGCCAGCTCACACCTGGCGAGGCTGCCTTCCGCGACACCTGGCGCGGCTCCCCCTACCACGTGGTGCACACGGTAGCTGAAGCACTGGAAATCATTACCAGAATACCCTGAACTGCCTAGGTTATCCGCGTGTTTAATCGTACATTTATCTTCCTTAATCTTCTGCAAAACAATTCTTTATGTCCCCTCTGCTTACCCTATCCACACCCCCACCCCCGCTACGCTTAATGCCCTCCCTCACGGTCAATGCCCGTGGCCGCGTCTACCTCAGTCGGGATTTGATGGAACGCCTCAGCCTGCGTGATGGCCAGGCGGCCAACCTGCTGCCACCTACCGAGCAAGACAGATGCTGGCGGCTCGACCTGCGACCCAGGGCGCGCCACAAGGTCAGCATCTACAAGCACAGCCGGCCACGCATTGAGTTCGTGAAGCTGCCCAGCGGGCTTATCGGCCCCGGCCAGCTACTGCGCCTGCAGCTGGTGCCTGGCGACCCTGAATATCCTGGTGTTTATCTGCTATTGCCCGATGCCTTCTATTCCGCCAAGCAAGCGCCGGCCGTGGCAGCCAGCGTCTAGCCCTAGGCCCACCTACCAGCGGCACGCGGCTAGGGACGCTCGCTACAGTACCGCCCAGTGGCAGCGTGCCCGCCTGGCTCAGCTCCAGCGCCAGCCCTGCTGCGCTGAGTGCACCAGGCAGGGCCGCACTACCATCGCTACGGTGTGCGACCACATCAAGCCCGTGCGCCTAGGTGCGGACTTCTGGGACAGCAGCAATTACCAGTCGCTGTGCCACCGCTGCCACCAGGCCAAGAGCGCGACCGAGCGCACGCAAACGGCCTAGGGGGGTAGGGGGTGAAAATCCTCAGCCTAGGCCTCAGGCTAGACCGCAGCCCAAGGCGCAAACACACACGTGCATAATTCAATTAGAAAATCTATACTATGCCAGCCGGCCGTCCACGTAAACCAACTACCCTTAAGAAGCTAGGCGGCACCCTGCAACCTAGCCGCGAAAACCCCCTCGAACCAGTACCGGAAATAGCCCTCGGCGTACCACCCAACTGGCTGAGCGCCACGGCCCGCGAGTATTGGAATGATATCGGCGGGCTACTGCTACAAATGAAGCTCGTCAGCTACGGCGACACGGCGGCCTTGATGCTGCTTACTGACGTGCTTGCCGAGTGGTGCGCGGTACGGAAAATTATTCAGAAAAAAGGCCGCACCTACCAAATAATTACCGAGGGCGGCATGACCTTCAAGGCCCGCCCCGAAGTGGCCATGGAGGCCGACCTGTGGCGGCGCGCCCACCGCATGCTCGTGGAGTTCGGCCTTACGCCGGCGGCCCGTAGTAAAGTGTCGGCGCTGGGCGCCACCGAGGAGAAAGACCCGCTGTCGGCGCTACTCGACGAAGCCCAATGAAGCTGATTCGCCAACCCGAGGGCAGCAGCATCTGCGGCCAGTGCTGCGTGGCCATGGTAGTAGGGCAGCCGCTCAAGCATGTGATGGCCACCTTTTGCCGCGGCGACCTCGGCACCGGGCCTAGGATAGTGCGCTGGGTGCTCAAGTACTACCACTTCACGCCGGCGCCAGGCCTGCGCAAATTCAAAACCCAGTACGAGCTGCCTCCCTTGTGCATGCTCAAGCTGGCGTACCCCTTCCAGGTCATAGGGCACTGGGTAGTTTACAACGCCGGCCAGATTTACTGCCCCGCCCACGGCATCCTCGACTACGACGAGTACGAGGCCACCAGCGGCGGCTATTTCACCCACTACCTAGGCTTTGATAAACCCAGATGAGTACCCTCGCCCCCTGGCACCAATATGCCCACGACGTAGCCGAGGCCGGCCGCGCCGAGTCGGCCCTGCAGGAGAAGCTGCGCCCCATGGTGCTGCGCATCGCCACCCTGAAAAAGGATAAGGAGGCCGACAACTCGGCCCAGATAGCCGCGCTCGAGCGCAAGGCCGAGCCGCTGCGCCAGCAGCTGCGGGCCCTGCCGGTGCGCGTAGGCCGCTACACCTGGCTGGCCGCCGAGCGCCACCTACGCGACTTGGAGCATGGCCACGAGCGCGGCCTGCGCTTCAATGAGAAGGCGGCTAACGTCGCCGTCAAGTTCTTCTCGCTGCTCACCCACAACAAAGGGCGCTGGGCCGGTACGCCCCTGACGCTGGAGCCCTGGCAGCAGTTCTTCATTGCCAGCCTCTTCGGCTGGAAGCGCGCCGACGGCACCCGCCGCTTCCGGGAGTCTTACCTGGAAGTGGCCCGCAAAAACGGCAAGAGCACCGTCGGCTCGGGCGTGTGCCTGGAGTTGCTTATCCTCGATGGCGAGCCCGGCGCCGAGGTCTACACGGCGGCCACCAAAAAGGAGCAGGCCCGCATCGTCTTCGGCGACGCCCAGAACATGGCCCGCAAAAGCACGGCGCTGCTCAAGAAAATCAAGGTGCAGCAGAACGCCATCTTCATGCCCTCAACCCTGAGCACCATGAAGCTGATGGCCTCGGACTCGAAAACCGAAGACGGCCTCAACCCGCACGGCATCTACATCGACGAGTACCACGCCCACCCCGATGATGGGCTGTACTCGGTGCTCAAGTCTGCCACCGGTGCCCGCTCCCAGCCCCTGCTGAGCATCATCACCACCGCCGGCTTCAACCGGCTCGGGCCCTGCGCCCAGCTGCGCAAGTCGCTGGCCGGCCTGCTCGAAGGGCAGCACCACGACGACTCGTACTTCGCCCTGATTTACTCGCTCGACGAGGGCGACGACTGGCAGGACGAAACCACTTGGCAGAAAGCCAACCCCAACCTGGGCGTGTCGGTGGGCCTGGAGTACCTACGTGAGCAGTACGCCGCCGCCGTGCGCCTGCCCTCCCAGCAGGTGCCCTTCAAAACCAAGCACCTCAACCTGTGGACGGACAGCAGCGAGGTCTGGCTGCCGGCGGAGCTGTGGGCCCAGGGCGCACAGGGTACGCCGCTGGCCGAACTGGCCGGCCGCCGCGCCTGGGGCGGGCTGGACCTGGCCAAGACGCGCGATATCTCCTCCTTTGTGCTGATTTTCCCTAAGGAAAACGGGCAATTCGACGTGCTCTGCTGGTTTTGGGTGCCCGAGGACAAGGTAGATGAACGCACCAAAAAGGACAGCATTCCCTATCGCCAGTGGGTAGATGAGGGCTATTTGATTGCCACGCCCGGCAACGTGACCGATTACGACTTCATCAAGAGCGAAATCGAGGCCGCCTGCGACGCCTACCAGGTGCAAATGATTGATTACGACCCCTGGAACAGTTCGCAGCTGGTCATCAACCTCACTAACGAGGGCGTGCCCATGCAGCCGCTGCGCCAGGGCTTCGCCTCGCTCTCGGCCCCCACCACCGAGCTGGAAAACCTGGTGGCCGATGCCAAGGTGCACCACTATGGCAACCCCGTGCTAGCCTGGATGTGCGGCAACGTCGTGCTGGCCCGCGACCCGGCCGGCAACATCAAGCTCGACAAGGGTAAGAGCAAGGAGAAGATTGACGGTATGGCCGCGCTCATCAACGCCCTAGGGGGCTACATGAGTGATGACCACGAGAGTGATTATATCTACGAAGATCGCGATTTATTGGTATTTTAACGGGACGCGGGGGCGTTTCCCCCACTTTCCCCCGCCTTGTTTAGCACTTCCCTTAGGCCTCATCGGAGCTTTGACCAAGCTAATCCGACGACGTGGCCTTCTGGAATTCTTCTTCTGCGCGTGACACCACCACCCCGTTGCGTGCGGCGGTGTCCGAAGCGCGTGAGCAGCGGGCAAGCGTCTCTAATGGCGTAGCCGTCAGCGACAGCGCGGGCCTGTCCTCCCTGTTCAACTTGCAAGGCATGAGCATCGGCGGCGTCACGGTCACCGAGGCCTCGGCCCTGACCTTCGCCGCCGTCTGGGCTTGCGTGCTGGCCATCAGCCAGGATATCGCGGCCCTGCCCTGCCAGCTGTTTCGCGAAACGTCGGCGGGCAAAGAGCGCGTGCTGACGCACCCGGCCAGCCGCCTGCTCAACCTGCAAGCTAACCCGCTCATCAACGCCATGCCGTTCCGGCAGGCGATGACGGCCACGGTGCTGCTGCACGGCAACGCCTACGCCCGCATTGTGCGCAACGGCTTGCAGTACGCCACTGCCTGCTACTACTACCACCCAAGCCAGACCACGGTCTTTAAGGGCGACGACGAGCAGCTTTATTACCTCTTCGCCGGCGACGGCAAGATTTACCCGGCCAGCGAAGTGATTCACCTGCGCGGCATGGTGCTCGACCCCAACGGCATTCTAGGCAAATCGGTGCTGCGCGTGGCCTCCGAAACCGTGGGCCAGGCCCTGGCAGCCCAACGCACCGGCTCGCAGTTCTATGCCAACGGCGCCCGCGTGTCGGGCACGCTGGAAACCGACAAGAAGCTGGCCGACAAGGATGCCGAGCGCCTGGGTGCGCGGTTTGCCTCAGCCTACGGCGGCTCCAACAACGCCGGCAAGGTGGTGCTACTGGAGGAGGGCCTGAAGTTTAAGACGGTAGGCCTGCCGCCAGGTGATGCGCAGTTTTTGGAAACGCGCAAGTTCAGCTGGCTGGAGGTGTGCGCCTTCTACCGCGTGCCGCCCCACAAAACGGGCAATCTGGAGCGCTCGACCAACAACAACATCGAGCAGCAGAGCATCGACTACGTGCAGAATACGCTCACGCCCTGGGTGGTGAATTTCGAGCAGGAGTACCGCCTCAAGCTGCTGCGCACGGATGAGGTCGAAACCTGCTTCTTCCGCCACAACATCGCCGCCCTGCTGCGGGCCGACTCGGCCGCGCGCGGCGAGTACTACGCCAAAATGCTGCAAAACGGGGTGTACTCCATCAACGAGGTGCGCAACATGGAAGAGCTGAATCCAGTGGACGGCGGCGAGCGCCGCTACGTGCAGGTGAATCTGATGCCCATCGACCGCGTGGACGATGTGATTAACAACAACCAGGCGAAAAAGGCCGCTAAAACTGAGCCAGTAGCATGAGCAAGACGCTACGCACCCTAGGCGAAGCCGCCGAAACGATTCAACGCCAGTTTGGCGAGGTACGCACTTTTGCCGCGGATGTAGAAGAGACGCGCACCGTCGAATTTATCATCAGCACGGCCAGCCGCGACCGTCACCGCACGGTGCTCAACCAGGATAACTGGCAGCTCGACAATTTCAACAACAACGGCATTGTCGGCTACCAGCACAACGTCTACGGCGATAACCTGTGCAGCGGCCCCAACCCCGACGACGTGATTGGGCGGGCTACGGCCTTTTTGGAAGATGGCCAGCTCATCGGCCGCGTGACGTTCGAGCCGGCCGACATCAACCCGACAGCCGAGAAAATCTTCCGCAAGGTGCTGTTTGGCTCGCTGCGGGCTACCTCGGTGGGCTTTCTGCCAATTGGCCAGGGTCGCTGGGGCGTGGGCGACGAGGCTGCGGGCGGCAAGAACGAAACCTACTACTTCGCTGGCCAGGAACTGCTCGAATTCAGCATCGTCAACATCCCCAGCAACCCCGACGCGGTGGGCCGAGCCCTGCGCGACCAGACCAGCCACGCGCTGATGTTCGTCAAGCGCGCCCTCGGGCAAGACTACAGCTTTTCCGACATCGAGGGCATGCAAGTGGGCGAAGTGCTGCGCTTACTCGACAAAGTGCCCCATGGGCGCGCTGCGGAGGGCGAAAACGAGCCCGAAACGCCCGAAAATGCCCCCGCCTGCCGCTCGCTGGTGGCCCGCCAAGCCGAATTGGAGCTTAAAAAGCGCCGCTAACCCCTTCGTTTCTCACCTTTTTTCTGCTTATAATGAAGACTTCCAAGGAATTGCGCGACGCGAAAGCGGCGAAATTCGAACAGGCGCAGCGCTTGATTGACGCTGCCCGCACCGGCAATCGCGACCTGACGGCCGAGGAAAACAGCCAATACGACCAGCTGATTCGCGAAATCGACGAGCTGGACCCCCAAATTGCCCGCGCCGAAAAGCACGAGCGCCTCGCTGGCCAAGCTGCCGCCACCACTACGCCGCTGGCTACCGGCTCGGCCTCTCCCGAAGCCCGCGCTCGTCGCGAGTACTCGCTGGTGCGCGCCCTGCGCGGTCACATCAACGGCGGCCTCGACGGCCTGGAGTTGGAAATGCACCAGGAAGCCGTGCGCGAAGCCCGCAGCAATGCGCAGGACGTGCAAGGCCTAGGTGTACCCGGCCTGGTGCTCGGCGCCGGTCGCGGCACCCGCGACGTGACGGCCACCGGCCAGACCACCACTGCTGGCGACCAGGGCGGCACCACCGTAGCCACCGACCTGAGCGGTGACTTCGTAGGCCTGCTCTACAACGCCATGGCCCTGCGCAGCCTCGGCACGCGCTACCTCACCGGCCTCGTAGGCAACCTCGACTTCGCGACCCTGCTCACCGGCAGCAATGCCGTGTGGGGTACTGAAAACGGTGACTTGCAGGAGAGCTCGCCCACCACGGGCAAGTTCAGCCTCAAGCCCCACCGCCTGGGCACGTTCGTGGACGTGAGCAAGCAGGTACTTATCCAGTCGAGCTTCGACTTGGAGATGATGGTACGCGAGGACATGATTATGGCCATCGCCCAGGCGGTGGAGATTGCTGCCATCTACGGCACCGGTGCCAACAGCCAGCCGCTGGGCCTGCTCAACGCCGGCATTACCGATATCAGCGCCACCAACGGCGCGGCGCCCGACTGGGCTTCGGTGGTGAACCTGGAAACGAAGGTGAGCACCGTCAACGCTCTGCTGGGCTCGCTGGGCTACCTCACCAACACCAAGGTGCGCGGCGTGCTCAAGCAGACCGCCAAGATGGGCAACACCATCGCCCAACCCATCTGGGGTGAGGGTAACAACCCGCTCAACGGCTACCAAGCCGCCGTCACGAACAACGTGCCGAGCAACCTGACGCAGGGCACTGGCACCGGCCTCTCGGCACTGGCCTTCGGCAACTTCCGCGACCTGCTCATCGGGCAGTGGGGCGGGCTCGACATCACGGCCGACCCCTACACCAAGGCTAAGCAGGGCCAAATCGTGCTCACGGTCGATTCCTTCTGGGATGTGGCCCTGCGCCGGCTGGCTTCGTTCGCCAAAACCAAAGTGGTGGCCGGCTAACAACCCTAGGGCCCGGCTGGCGTGCGCTGGCCGGGCTGATGGTTTCATTTTTCAGCAGTTCGCCCCATGGCACTAAAGAAACCCACTACCCCGGCTGCTCCGGCTGCTGGCGCCCCGGCCCCGCCGCCCACCGGCGCGGTAACCGTGCAAAACACCAAGCTCAAAGTATTGCGCTCGCACCCTGGCTACCAGCACCACCCTGGTGAGGAAGTCGAGATGGACCACGAGCAGGCGAAGGCACTGGCCAACGGCGGCTTCGTGCAACTGCTACCTCCCGCCGAAACCCGCTAACCGCCCGTGCTCGACCTCGACCAGCTCAAAGTGCACCTCAAGCTCATCCCCTCCGCAACCGGTGAGGATGAGTTGTTGCGGGGCTACCTAGCGGCGGCGCAGGCGGCGTTTTTCAAACTCAGCAAGCGGCGCTGGCCGAAAACTGCGGAGCCCACCGACGACGACGGTGCCTACCTCGATGAAGCGGTACTCGATGAGCAGGAGCAGGCCATTGCCCAACAGTGGCTGCTGCTGGCCATCGGCCACTGGTACGAGAATCGGCAGGAGGTCGTGACCGACACGCGCGTGGCGAGTGTGCAGGTGCCCATGGCCTGCGAGTTTTTGATGAACCTGGTAAGAACCCCGACGCTGTAGTGATGGAAGGAGTGGACTGGGGTGGTTTGCCGCAGGGTGATTTCTACGCCACCTTCTGGGCCTACGGCAAATGGTGGTGGGCAGACCTGCGCATCGAGAACGCCATGCTAGTGGCGCAAAGCAATCACCGCCTCGGCCACGCGACGGAAGCCGAAGCCCGCCAGGCCTGCTGCGAGTTTGCTGCGCTTCCCCGCGCTGAACAAAAGAAGCTTTTACTCTGGCCCTCTTAGTAGCCATGAACATTGGTAGCCTTGACCGTGAACTGACGCTGCAACAGCCGGCGCCGGCCCCCGCTGATGAATTCGGCGGGGCTGGCCAGGTGCGCACGTTCACCGACATCGGCCCAGTGGCCTGCCGGCGGGAATTCAAGCCCGGCGGCGAGGCGGTGCAGGCGGCCCAGAATACGGCGACCCAGCGCGTGGTTTTCACCATTCGCTATTATCCCGACGTGCTGCCCACCTGGCAGCTGGTGTTCGAGGGCCGCACCTACCAGATTACCGACGTGGCCGAAGTGGGCCGGCGCCGGGCCACCCTGCTCAGCTGCTACGCCCATGGCTAAGACTGGCTTCGAACTCGAAGGCTTTGCGGACCTGGAGAAGGTACTGGCGGGCCTGCCTGGCAAGCTAGGCGAGCAGGTGGTAAACGGCATTCTGCGTAAGGGTGCCGCGCCTTACCTGAAGCGGGCCAAGGAGCTGAGTAGTAACGCCGACCAAAGCGGCGATACGACCAAATCCATCGGCATCGTCGCCGACCGCAAGGCCAGCGTGATTCGCGTCGGCCCGCGCCGGGGCAACGGCTACAAAGGCTACGTGGCCCACATCCTGGAGTATGGTGCCGCGCCCCACCTCATCAAGGCCAAGGCCGAAGGGGGGCTGCTGCACTTCGCCGGTACCTACGCCCCGCAGGTGCAGCACCCCGGCATTGCCGCCCAGCCGTTTCTGCGCCCCGCCTTCGATGAAACCAGCGGCCAGATTGTGCAGAGCGTGAAAGACCAAGTAGCTGAAATCCTTACCTCAGAATTCAAGTCCGTTTTTAATGGAAGCCGGTAGCCTCATCGTCGCCCTCTTGCGCGCCAAGGGTCTGGCTGACCCTTACCCGCTGGTAGCGCCCCAGGATACCCCTAGGCCCTACCTGTGCTACCAGCTCATCAGCCAGGTGCCCGAGGCGGGCGCCAGCGCCAGCTGCCCCCTAGGGGAGACGGCCCGCGTGCAGCTCAGCCTCTTCGCCGACGATTACGCCACCCTGGCCCGGCTCACGGCCAGCGTGCGCGCCGCCCTCGACTACCAGCAGCCGGCGCCGGGCGTGCTGCTCGAATTCAACGACGCCCACGACCACCAGGACCCGCTGGCGCTGTGCCTATTCCGCTCGCTCGACTACCTGGTGGAGCTACCCTAGTTTTTCTCTCACCTTTTTTCTGCAAAATTTTTATGGCACTAGATAAAATCAAAGGCCGCGACCTGACCATCTCCGTGCAGCGCACGGTCAATGGCTCGCTTAAGTGGATTGTGGTTGGCTGCGCTACCGATGTCAGCCTGGACTTAGACCGCGAAAGCGACGAGGCGACCTGCACGGCCTCGGCTGACGCCAAGGAGTTCGAGCCTGGCCAGTATAGCTGGACGATGAGCCCCAACCTGAACGTACGCCAGGCCACCGACGACGCTACGGCCAACCCGGCCGAAACCGACGCCACCGACAACGTGACGGCCGAGAACTTCATGGACCTAGCCCTGTCGGGCGAGATTGTGAAAGTCGGTGTCACCATCGGGCCCGGCGCCAAGCGCGCGCGCTACAGCGGCAAAGCATTCGTGAATAAGGCCAGCTACAAGGGCCAAAACAAGGGCATCGCCACGTTCGCCACGGGTCTGCAGGGCACCGGCCCGCTCACCAAGGAATTGACTACTGTCTAAGCGTTTCCATAGCCAGATACAGAAAACCCGCCCGGCTTCCGTGGCGGGCTTTTTGGGCGAAACCCTTTCTCTTTTTTCTGTACCCATGGAAGTACTAACTGCCCCCAACGCCGCCCGCGGCGAAGTAACGCTGCCCCTCGCCGGCGGCCCCGTCACCGTGCGCTTCGGCATGGCCGTGATGCGCGCCGTGACCAAGCAAAGCGGCAAAACGCTAGCTGAGTTCATGGCCTACCTCGGTGAGGACTACCTAGCCGCCGTGCCGCTACTAGTGGCCGCCGCCGTGAATTTGTACGCGCCTGGCGTGTGCGCCGCCCAGTCCACACCCTTCGACGAGGATGCCGCCGCGCTGCTCATCGACAGCCTGAGCGAAGCCCAGGGCCAGGCCCTAGGTAATGCCATAGCCGAGGCGCTGGCCGTGACGGCCGGCCCTCTCATGGGGGCGCTACTGGCCAAAGTAGCGGAGAAAGCCCCCTCGCAGACCCTGGCCGCATCGCCCGAGACTGGGAGCAGCAACTAGACTTTGCCCTGGGCGAGCTGGCGCTAAAGCCCAGCGAGTTCTGGGAGCTGACCCTGACCGAGTTCGACCGCATGGTGCGCGGCTACCGCCGCCGCCACGCCGAGGCCTGGCGCCGCACCCGCCTACTGGGCGCGATTCTGCTCAACGTCAACCGCGGCAAGGATGAGCCAGCCATCGTGCCCGAAGAATGGATGGCGCTCTACGGCGACCCGGCACCGGAGGAGCCCGAAACAATAAGTGAAGAAGAGTTTGCCCGCCTGATGGCCCTAGACTAAGTACCCGTATGCCCGATATTTTAGCTTCCGTCTCCGTCCTGATTGGGGCCGAAATATCGGGCTTCAAGGCTGCCATGGCCGACGCCCGCCGCGAGCTGCGCGGGCTGGTGCAGTTCAGCGAAGGCCTCAAGGACATCGGTACCAACCTCACGCAGTACGTGAGCGCCCCAATAGCCCTACTGGGCGGCGCCTCGGTGCTGGCCAGCGCCAAGATGGAGAGCCTGCGCAAAGGCCTCGATGCCATCAACGTGCAGGACCTGGGCAAAGAGGGCGTGACAGGCTTGCAAGCCATGCAGCAGGCGGCTACGCTCACCAGTGAGCGCATCAAGGTGTTGGAGGAAATCGCCAAGGCGCCGGGCATTGGCTTCGAGGAGGCCGAGAAGGGCGACGTGCGCCTGCGCGCCGTGGGCGTGTCAGCTGGGCTGTCGGCCAAGATTCTGCGCGAGTTCGCCAACGCCATTGCTCTCACCGGGGGCGGCGCGGCGGAGCTAAACAGCGTCACCGTGCAGCTGGGCCAGCTGGCGGCCAAGGGTAAGGTGCTGGCGCAAGATTTACGCCCGATAATTGAAGCCGCGCCCTCGGTGGCGACGGCCCTGCAAAACATCTTCGGCACCGTTGACAGCGAGGAAATCAGCAAAAAGCTCGAGAAGCTGGGCCAGAACAGCACCGACTTCATCGAGCAGCTGACAACGGAGCTGGCCAAGGCCCCTAGGGTCACGGGCGGCCTGGCCACGGCGATGGAGAACGACTTACAGGCCGCCACCCAAACCGCCGCCAAGTTCGGCGACGGTATCAGCAAGGCCTTCAACCTGCAGGCCGTGGCTGAGCGAGCAGGTAATTTCATCACGGCCCTGGGCGACAAGTTTGCGGGCCTTTCGCCGGGCGTGCAGCGCTCGGTGGTAGTGTTCGGCGCCCTGGTAGCGGCTACCGGCCCGGTGATCGTCGCCGTGGGCACCCTGGGGGCCGCGCTGCCCGCCATCACGGCTGGCTTCGCTACCCTAGGGGTAACGTCGCTGGCAGCTCTTACGCCCATTCTGCCCGTGGCCGCTGCGGTGGCCGCCGCCGCTACGCTCATCTACCAGAACTGGGACAGCATCACGGCCTACTTCCAGTCCTCCGGAGAAGGCGGCCGCTTGTTTGCCGACCTAGCCGATTCCGTTACGCTCTCGGTGGCCAGCATCAGCCAGGCCTTCGGGCAGCTGCGCGGGCTGGGGGGCAGCAGCCTCGGCGACCTCATCAAAGCCACCGGCATCTTCAAGGCCCTGTTTCAGGACCTGGCCATCGGCGTGCGGGCCTTCTCGGATACGTTCGGCGGCATCATCGGCGCGGCCGCGGCTCTGCTGCGCGGCGACTTCACGCAGGCCGCCGGCGAAGCCAAGCGCGCGCTCGGGGGGCTCATTGACCCGCTGGCCGGCATCTTCGGTTTTACCAAGGCGCGCAACAGCAGCTTCAGCGAGTTTTTCAAGGACCTCAACACGCAGGCCGCCGCCGCTAAAGAGTCGATTGAGGGCCTAGCCGGCGGCAACCTGGCGGGCACCACGCGCACCATCGGGCTGCTGGAAGAGCTAAAAACCAAGCTTAAAGAGGTGCAGGAGCAGCGCGATAAGGAAACCACGACGGCCGCCATCACGGCCGACAACGCGCAGATTAAGAGCCTGCAGGCCCAGATTGATAAGCTCGAAGGGGTTGATAAATCGGGCAAGAAAGCGGCCGACGCCATTACCAAGCTGCGCACCGAGCTGGCTGCCCTCTCGGCGCTCGACGACGTGCTGGCCGTGCCGGCCGGCGGCTTCGACAACGTGAACCGGCGGGTAAACGCGCTGAACGGAGGCCTGAAAAACCTACTCGAAGCGGGCATCAAGCCCAGCAGCGCCGCCTTCAAAGCGTTCGCTGACGAGTCGCTGACCCTGCAGCAGAGCCTCGACAAGGTGCTAGCTACCAGCAACCTTAATTTCAAGCCCGTTGACTTGAAAATGAAGGTGACGGTGGGCGACTTTAACCCCGACCAAATTGGGAAGTTCAGCCAGGAGCTACTCAACCACCCGGTGCTAGTGCCCTTTGAGTTAAAGCCACTAAAGACTGATTTCAGTGCCGATATCCTCAGCACTACCATCGAGCTACAGAAAGGCCTGGAAGAGGCCAGCAGCTATGCCGTGGCGTTCGGCAACTCATTCGACTACGCTGGTGCGCGGGTTGAGCTACTGCAGGCCTCGCTGCAAAAGCTGGTGAAGGCGGGCGTGCCGGCTACCTCGGCCGCCGTGCGTGAGCTAGGCCAGCAGTTGGCAAGAGAAACGACGCTGCTCAACATCAACCGCGAAGCCACGGCGGCGCTCAGCAACGGCCTGGCACAGCTGGGCACAGGCCTGTTAGCAGGCCTCGGGCAGCTGGCTGTCGGCACCACAACCCTAGGGCAATTCGGCGCAACGGTACTCGGGCTGGTGGGCAAGCTGGCCACGCAGCTGGGTGAAGCCATCGTAGCCGTGGGTATTGGTATGCTCGGGCTGAAAACCGCTTTTACCAATCCGTTCTCGGCTATTGCCGCTGGTGCCGCACTTATCGTGATAGGCTCGGCCCTAGGGGCTATCTCCAGCAGCCTAGGTAGCGTCGGCAGTGGCGGGGCGGGTGCCTCACCCACTGTGGGCAATTACGGGCAGAACAGTACCCAGACCATCAAGGTGGTGGCTGAGTTCAGGCAGCGCGGTCAGGACCTAGTGGCTATTGGGCGTTCACAACTATACCGTTCAGGTGTGAGCGATTAGCGGTTTGAATGTATGAAAAGAGCGCGCCACCATAGGTGAATAACGCGCTCTTTTTTAATGACCCTTAGCAAAAACTGTAATTAAAATCCACTGTATTCATAGACTAGCCACTGCTGATGATTTGGCCCTGCATATTCCCACTGATCAGCTTGTACACCCTCTGCTGTATTGGCTCCAGGGATTTCTAAAGCTAATCCACTATGACGGGCAGTAATTTTATAATACCCACTAGGCTGCAATGAGAATTGCCATTGAGCATTGTAATTACTACTAAACTCCCAGCCTACTGCTTTGGCCCCAAAATAAGTATGTGCACCTGATATGTTCAAATACTTAGTGTTATCCGAACTATAGACATAATAGTAGCCATCCCCCGTAGGCTTTAGCACCCAGAATTGATCAGTTCCAGTTTTCGTAGGAGTTCTTTGGATTACTGAAGCTCCTGTATAACCATACTCAAGGCATAAAATTTGAGATAGATTGTGGCTCGGTCTAATCACATAAGCGAGACCGACGTTCCCTGGTCCATTTTGTATTATATCAGAAGTGGTTGGGACAGGTTTTGGTGTTGGAGCCGGTTCCTCAGGATATGTTGGCGGAGGTGATGGTGGATCACTAGGTTGCTTATCTTCACAGACGTAATGAGTAAATTGCTCGCTAAGTAATTGATATTGCGTATAGCTTCCACAGCCAAGCGTATAATAATAGGGGGTTTCACAGCCAGGTCCGCTTGTTGCGTACTGTTGCACTGAATTATCTCCGTATCCAGCGGGGCATGTCAGCTTCCACTCACAACGATACCAGGCCTTACATTCCTGAGTAGCCGTTGCATTGGACATAGCAGTTCCCTTTGCAACTTTCTGAACTAATGAGGGTTGCTGCCAAACTCCATTAATATAAGCCGAGTGCGTCGTTTGATTTAGGTTTAAATCTTTGATAAATAAATCACCAGTGTAGTTGGTAAAAAACGCGTTCGTTGTACGTAGAGCTGACTGATTAATATCTTCTTTTACTGCTTTTCGGTAATAAGTAAGCAGCTTACCAGACCATGCGCCGGCACGGCCCTTTATAAAAAGATAATTCTTTACACCTAAGATGTCCACTGGAGTGGTAGTGGCACCGGTTGTCTGCGCGAGTAGCGGAACGTAAGCAGAATGCACAGAATCTGTGTCTTTCCATTTAACTGCTGTCCAATCTGGCACCCATTCAACAGTAGACCTGCTCGAACCAGAAGATTGGTTGATAGCCTGAGCATACTGTTTGTCGGCAAACAGATGTTTGAGCTCACCGATAGAAGCATGAACCGCCACAGCAGGCTTACTCACTGGGCTAGGCTGTTCCAAATTGGATTTCGAACAGCCTGCTATAGTGAGGCATGTAGCACCTGTAAGTAGCAGGAGATTATTCCTTAATTTTTTCATGTTAGGTGTGGAAAAAGAAGCATGTGGATGTGATACTGAATGAGCTGGCAAATGAACTTATTATGAAGCTAATATTAAAGGACAATTAGGCCTTAATTGTGACATGGGTTTATATACATAAATCTTGTTTCCACTTAGCAAACAGACTGATGATGAGGCTATATTATCTATTGAAAATCATTCAAATGTGACATGCGCATAGAGGAGCAATACCCTCAGCATAACCAGCTCCCCCTACCTAGTCGTCGCCTTTCCCCCACTTTCCCCCGCCCGCGCCGGCCGCCTCCCTAGGGTGCGCCGGAACTTCGGGGCATGTACATACAGCTCCGCCGCCGGCTGGTGGCTAACAACACCGGCGTAGGGGCGCCCTTCTCGGCCACGGTCGATTACTTCGACACCACCACCCGCCGGCCGCTCACCATCCTCGAAGACAGCGATACCAACAACCCGGCTGAGCTGGCCCGCGGCGTGGAAGTCTACCGCTACGAGGTGCGCGCGGGCCTGATTCGCGTGGTGCACTACGACGGCAACGGCAGCGTCTACACCAGCAACGTGCGCAGCGGCGCCGGCGGCGGGGCCAGCCCCAACCTGGAGGTGGTGCTAAACCTGAACTTCGGCTACGTGTCGGGCCCTGACAAAGCCGACGCCTGCGTGGACGTGACCGGTGGGCAGGGCCTGCCGCCTTATCAGGTGAGCATCGCGCCGGTTAGCGGCGGGGCCGTCATCGCCAGCGGCGTAAGCCCTAGCCAGTACTTCCCTTACCGCCTGCGCAACCTGCCCGGCGGTGACCTGCTCATTAGCGTGACCGATGCCACGGGCACCACGGCCACCCGCCCGTTTCGCATCAACACGCCCGCCGTGCAGGGCCAGGGCGCCGGCATTGCGCTGCGCGACGATTACGACGGCGACTCGCAGACGGGCAGCGGCACCCAGTGGTTCTGGATTCTCAACGACCTCGATATCGAGCAAACCACCTACACCGGTGGCGGCTCGGGTGATATCAACGGCGACCACTACCAGCGGCCGGGCGGCGAGCTGGTGGACGCTTACCTGCTGCCCGACGGCGTGACCTGGCGCCGGGTGCTGAGCGACGGCGCCCCCAACGGCGACCCCGGCGTGTACTTCGAAGACGGCCCAGCCGCCGCGCCCGCTGGCAGCTCGCTGCTGGCGCTCGACAACCTCATCATCTTTCACCCCGACTTGGTAGCCGAGCAAAACGGCGGGGTGCTGGTGGAAGTCTCGGGCACGCGCCCGCCCTTCACCTTTACCCTAGGCGCGGCCAGCAACCAGCACGGCAGCTTCGACGGCTTAGGCGCGGGCCCGGGCCGGGTGGTGGTGAGCGACGCGGCCGGTAACACGCTCACCGTGCCCTTCGAGCTGAAGGTGCGCTTCGGCAAGCGCTGGGTGCTCAACTTTAGCGATATCGACGGGGTGCCGCTGCGCCTGGAGCTGTGGCCGGCCGACTACACCGGCCTCGAAGAGCCCCTGAAGGGCCAGGCGCAGGTAGTGCGCTTCACTACCGACGGCCTGAACACGAGCCTGGGTGGCCAGGGCGACCTGCCCCCGACCATCGGCACCTCGGCCGATATCCAGCTGCGCGTGCACCCCGGCCAGCTCGAAGCCATCGTGACGGGCACCGACCGCGCCTGCCGAGTGGACTTCTACTATAATAACGTGCTGGACTTTCGCGGCTACGTGCAGCCGGCCGTTTACGAGGAGGAGCTACAGGACGGGCTGGTACCAGTGAGCCTGCTGGCCACCGACGGGCTGGCCAGCCTTTCCACCACCTACTTCACTGGGCACATCGGCCAGCGCCTGGTGGGGCACCGCCCCTGGCTAAACACCATCCTGCACTGCCTGAGCCGCACCGACGTGGCCCTGCCCGTGGGCATCTACACCAACCGGCGCGACGAGGCCATGAGCGACGAGGATGCACCCGAACTGGCCGCCACCAGCAACCGCACCGGCTACTGGGAGGAGAGTAAGAATGAGCCCATCTTTTGCCGCGATGTGCTCAGCGCCCTGGCCCAGGCCCTAGGGGGCACCCTCTGCCAGCGCGGAGCGCGGTGGGAAGTGCGCTCGCCATTAGAGGCAGCGAAGACAGCCCAGGGCCGCACGTACCGCCCCGCCGGCACGCCGCTGGCGGCCGTCATCGTCACGCCGCCGCTGGCCGCCATCACGCCGCCCCGGCCCAATGGCGTACCGGCTTCGCTTTTCTGGATAGGCCGCAGCCAGCGCAAGCTGGTGCGCGCGGGCTGGAAGTCGCTGGTGGGCCAGACCGATGTGGGCTACCTAAAAAACGCGTTGCCACTGGGCAAGGTCTTTTCCGACCCCTATGCCTGGAGCGAGGACCGGGCCACGTTGCGCGCCATCACGCAGTGGCTGCCCGGCCCGAGTGGCTTTCCGCTGGTGCTCTCACGCCTCGGGCAGAAGGGCGGCGACTACGCCACGCAGTGGCCCCGCTCGGCGGCTACCAGTGCCGCCGACACGCGCTACCTGCAAAGCCCGGCACTGCCGCTAGTGGCCGGCGCCGAGGCCATACCTGCCTACCTGAGCATCACGGCCAAGCTCGTGGCCAGTGATACATACCTCAATGCCCAGGGCGGGCAGTCCGCCTCGCCTACTACGGCGACCAAGGCGCTGCTGCCCTACGAGGTACTGATTGACGGATTCTCGCAAGGCGTTCAGGTACTGGAAGTGGTAGGCGATACGACCGTCACGGTGCCGCTATTGGCGTTGCTCAACGGGGCGGCCGGCGCGGTGGTACGCTTCGGGGCTTGGTACGCGCCCGATACGAACGTACTAGCCAACGCCCCTGGCTTTGACAGTGGCAAGGGCTATCAGCCGGGCGACGTAATAAAATACCCGCGGGCTAGTGGAGGGCCGGGGCTGTGGGTGGCGCTGTTGCCCCAGAAAGAAAACGGGTTCGGGGCCAACTACCCGCCAACTAGCGTCTACAAGGGCTACTGGGCTGAAGTCACGCCTACCAACCAGGCCACGGGCACCTTGCTGGTGAGCGAAGTGGGCGTGCAGCTGCGCCCGCAGGGTGGCACCTGGGAGGGCGAGGATAACTTCCGCGCCGACGGCCCCGGCGGCACGGTGCGCCCCACCGAGCCGCTGAAGGCTTTCCACGCCGACGTGCCCATTACGGCCGGCCTCTACGCCGGCAACCTTTACGCCTTCGGCAAAGCGGTGGCCCTGGCCGACGGTACGATGAGCACCAGCTGGGCGCGGGCCATCGACCTGCTGCCCTCGCCCCTGTTTGAGAGCAACGTGTACGACGCGCTGGCTTTGCGCTCGGGCAACTCGAAGCTATTGCTCGGCACGTTGCGCCACCGCGGGGCACCGCCGCGCCTGCTCGATGCGCTCGACACGCCCAGCGACCTACCCGGCCGGCGCTTCCTGGTGGCTGCCCGCGCCTGGGAGGCCAAGCGCTGCCGGCTCGAAGTCTCGCTGCTGGAGATTGGCGCCGGTGAGGATGCCCAGCCCCAAGTGGCGGCGGGCGCGCGTATCATCCACGAGCTTACCCAGCTGCCTGGTGGCCAGTACGTGCCCGTCATGCGTGGCACCCACGACGGCAGCATCCGCGTGCGGGGCTAGGCTTCCCCCACTTTCCCCCGCCCGCATGGTAAGCTGGCCTAGGGGCGGCCGGAATTTCGGGGCATGGTGGACCCCACGCTTAAGCGAATCTTTCAACTCGACACGGTAGCTAACCCCGCTGCCAGCATCAGCGACGCACGCATCGAGCTGGAAATGAAGGTCGGGCCCAACGGCACTTTCAAGAACGTGCAGCTCACGTGGGAGCAGTTTCTGGCGCTGGTGGCGGGCACGGCCAGCGCCCCCACGGCTGAGCAGGTATTCAACCTCTTTCAGACGGGCACCGGCGTAGACCTGCACCTGCAGGACGGCGAAATCTACCTCAACCTGCGCCCGTCGGGCGACACCGCCACGCCGCGCCCCCCGGCCCCCCGCGTCACGGGCTTTCTGCCGAGCAAGGGCATCGAGGGCACGAATGTAACCATCACGGGCAGCCTGTTTACGGAGATAACCAGCGTGAGCTTCAATGGCACGCCGGCCCCATTCCAGGTCATCAATAGCACCACCCTGCAAGCCGTGGTGCCCGAGGGTGCGACCACGGGCCCTGTGGCGGTTAGCACAGAGGGCAGCACGGGCACGAGTGCGGCCAGCTTCACGGTAGGCGCGACTGTTACGCCTACGCCCGACCTTACGGCCGCGCTGGCCCTCTCGCTGGCGCAGATTACCCTAGGGGGGAGTGTGGGCTACAGCATCACGCCTGGCGGGGGCACTGCGCCCTACAGCTACCAGGTAACAGCTACTAGTCTCAGCACCAGCACTAGCTTCAGCTTAGGGACTACCAAGTCCGGCACCTGGCAGCCGCCCACGGCCGACCAATACCAGGTCGATGCGACGGTGACGGATAGCAGCAGCCCAGCCAAAGTAGCCCAGGCCGCCACCCGCTACCTCAACGTCGTAGCCGCCGCCAACCGCATCCCGGTGGCCGATGCCGGCCAGGATGTGACGGTGCAGCTGCCGACGAGTAGCCTCGCCCTGATGGGCCGGGCTACCGACCCCGACACCGGCGACACGATTGAGGGCCACGCCTGGCGCTATGTTACCGGCCCCAATGTGCCGACCGGCTTGCCAGCCAGCACCCAGAACGTAGTGGTGAGTGGGCTGGTAGAGGGTGCCTACCAGTTCGGATACCGAGCCACTGACAACCACGGCGGGCAATCAGCCGAGGACTACGTACTCGTGACAGTACAGCCCGTAGCGGGTGGCAAAACCGCCAACATTCTCTACGACTGGGGCCAGAGCCAGGATAACGGCCTGAGTCCGCTAACGGGCCTGCCGTCGGAGTATCTAGTCGTAAACCCCGACCACGAGGCCTACGACTACACTACCAATAAAACCTGGCCCTACAGCCAGGGCAGCATTAATCCCAGCACTGGCAGCCCCTACACAATGGCCGAGGCCGTTGCGGCGGGAGACTACCGACTAGGCAGCTCGGCCCACGGCATTACGAAGGCAATTGTACCGTCGTATGACAATGGCTTTGGGCCAGACGTGGGCTTTTTTGCCGAGGTTCGCAAAGACCCGAATAATAACGGGCGCAAGTGGTTCAGCTTTAAGCCCGACCTGACGCCGCCCGCCTCGACTGATGGGGCTTCGCTGCTGGCCTGGTTTACCGGCATTGATGGCCGCGAGCCGCTTTACACCAAGTATTTGGCCCAGCACCAGGCCTTTATGGCTTACCTGCGCAGCCAGGGCTATACCAACTTTAATAAGATTTTTGCCAGCGGCCTGGGCGAGCAGGACAGCAGCGACTACACCAACAAAGGGGGCGGCACAAACCCCGATTTCAAAGGTGACTTCCTACGGGCGCTAACGCGCCTGACTGCGGACGGGGTTATTGATGATAACACCCTGCTTATCCTGAACCTGAAGCAGCGCCCCCAGGATGGGGTGATTGCCCAGGCCCAGCGCGACATCGTAGCCGCCCGGCCAGGGTCTAAGCTCGCGGTGCTTTCCAACCCGCTCTTTCTGAGCCGGGACGGCACCCACTACCAGCAGGCTACCATGTTGGAGCTAGGGGCAGCGATGTACAAGCTGTGGGCCGGTACGCTGGTCAGCGGCACCCCGTACCCTGTCGTAGCGCCGGGGGCTGGCTTAAGCGTTATCGAGGCAGAGGCTACTGGCTGGGCAGACTTCGTAGCCACCTGGCAGAATGACCAAGCCAACGCCGCCGTGTATGCCAACCGTGGCACGGGGGCCGACGCGGGGGCCTACACGACTACCACCGGGGCCTACCGTAGGCGCACGGTTACGGCGTTCAGCGTGGGCATAACCGCGCCCAATTTTGGGGGCGGGGGCAAAATCGGCCTGCGCGTATTCGACGCGGGCGGGACGAAGGTTTTCGACCAGGTTTTTGATAACGATTATCCAGGGGGCGGGAATACGCGGGCGGGGGGCAGCAGCGGCCAGATACCCCAGCTCAACTACCCCGGCACGGGCGTTTCGGCCACCTACACGGTAGAGGTCTACAACGTGAGCGGTACGAGTATTTATGATGCGTTGATACTGAATTACGCCCCAGCCACGGCCCCCGGCAATGGCGGCCTGGGCAGCATTACCAGCGTCTCGCCCAGCAGCACCGGCACCAGCTCAGGCGCGAACAAGGTGGTGGTGAAGGGCACCAACTTAACGGGCGTGACTGCGGCGACTGTTGGGGGCAAGGCCGTGCCTTTCACCCAGGACAGCGGCACCCAAGTAACGCTTACCATCGTGCCCGGCTCGGTCAGCGGCTACGTAGAGCTAACCATCAACGGGGCCGTTATTCGCTCGGCTGCGGTGGTCAGCGTAGGCGACGTGACCGACAGCAGCTTTGGGCCTTACGCCAGTATTGTGCCCACGAACCTGGCGGCCGACGTCAGCCTGAGCAACGGCATCTTCCTGACCAGCCGCCGCGGGGGGGGCTACGGTTTTGCGACCACCGGGCCGATTGCCAAAATCCTGGCCGGCCAGGAAGGCGGCTATTACACCGTTTACGACCAGAACCAGTACTACGGTAGCGCAGTATTTGGCTTAGACCGTAGCTCGGCTGGGCAAGGGGGCTTTGCCGTTTCCTTCGGCTACTACTTCGAGCCAAGCGCCCAGGGCGGACACAACATTCGCGTGCTGGTAGACGCGAACCCTGGCGTGCTGATTAAGCGGGCTATACCAGGTGGCCGGTACTTGCAGTTCGTATACCAGGGCTCAGACGGCAACTTTAACGTGGGCCTGTTTGAGAGCACCGACGGCAACCTGTGGAACCTCATTCACAACAACGGCCTGAGCGCGCCGGCCGACCTGTACTTTTTCATTAAATTCGATGCCTACGAAACGGCTGGCTTAGTCGGCATGTACAGCAGCAAAAACCTAGTACTCCTTTCGTAACCCCTCAGCACGATGCAAAACGACCCCACAACTCCCCAGCCAATTGCGCCCACCTTGCCCAAGCTGGTACCGCCTACCGCCGTCGTGACGGTGCAGCAGATTCCCTTCACTACCGACTGGGTAGTCCAAGTGGATGGGCATAGCATGGTAATTGAGGGCCGGCAGACGTGGCCTAACCAGGAAGAGGCAACGGCCGCCGCGCAGCAGCTACTAGCGAAAAGCGAATAAGCACCGCGCTGCTTGAAACAGGCCCCGCCCCATCAGGCGGGGCTTTTTGCTGTAGTTTGGTCTCATGAAAACCCTCTTTTTATTCTGGCTAGTCTGCTTGAGCTGGCTAGGCGCTCAGGCTCAGAATGCCCCAGCAGCGAAGCCAGTTAATACCCCAGCAGCCAAGCCGGCAAACCCCGTAGTGGATACTGTTGCTAAGCCCATGATGGAGCTTGATTATTATAAAAAACTGGCTGAGCAAGCACAAGAACAAGCCGACAGAGCACATGATGACATCAAATCATATTATGATATGAATACAACTGTTATTGTTACCATTTTTGCAATTTTACTCGGACTTCAACTCTTTAACGTAAAAGACCAGCTAAATAAAAACGAGGAATTTGTGCGCAACAATGTTAACGCAATTAATCAATCATTAACGACTGTTACCGCAGAATTCGAGCAGCTTAACAGAACGCTACTAACGCGCCTTAGTGATGAAACAGCCAATCGCGACAAAGCTATTACTGATAAAATTAATAGCTTAAAGAAGGAGAGTGAATCTATAATAGAAGAAATATATAATAAACAGGAAGAGAATAAATTATGGATATTAAATAAGACAGATTTGTTTATCTCACGCTACTACGCTGAAACTGCCGCCAGTAATAAGAATTATAATGGAGCATTAAATCACTGGCTGAATTACGGGGAAGCATTCAATCAGCTTGGTGTAACTGACTATAATCCAGCTATAGTTCAAATATCAAATTATTTACAAAAATTAACAGAGATTGACGAGGAAACTTTTATAAGAATAGAAAAACTGACAAGGACATTAAATGAAAATGACGCTGCGTTGGGATGGATAAACAATAACTTGCTAAAGGTTCACCTCTACAAATTTTCAGGCTCTCCTCCTGTTAAAGAATATATAAATCATCCTAAAGTAAATAATGACTTATCATAAATTGCACACAATTATGTTTTGCTTAAATTGAATTTCAACCGTATGTGATGCGCAGGGATTTAGGCTCGTAGATTATATAACTCAGACGCCCAGCAAGTGCGGGTTTTGCTACCTCTTACAAATCTCGTTACGCTTTTAGCAACTTCTTTTGGCGCCTGACTAAGCTGCGCTGGAATTTCGGGGCATGTACCTCGCCCAACCGCTTACGCTGTAGTTATAGCCCCGCCCCACCCGGCGGGGCTTTTTGTTGCTCTTCCCCCACTTTCCCCCGCGGCCCTTACTGCTTCGCTTAGGCAGCATCGGAGCTTTGAACAAGTCAATCTGGCTTTTTCTGCCCATGCACTACTTCAACCTGGCCACCCAGCTGCTAGACGTCATGCCGCGCACGGTGCAGTTCCGGGTATTCGAGTGGCTGCGCAAGCGGCTCTATCCCGACGGGGCGCACTACGTGCCGGACCCGCGCAACTGCTTCAACCTCCGCCGCTCACCCGCTGCCCCGCGCGCTCATGTTACCTAATACCGACACGGCTATGGTACAGGACCACGAGCGTAAAATCATTCGCCTCGAAGCGCGGATAGAGATGCTAGAAGAGAAGACGGTACGCCTGGAAGACGAGCTCAAAGTCTACCAGGCCTCCTCTATCTCGGCCGACAAGAAGATGACGCAGGTGCTGGTGACGCTGGTGGGCGACGAGGGCATGAAGGTGAAGGGGCTGATGCAGCGCATCGAGAGCATTGAGACCGTCACTGACTTCATCAAGGAGCTGAAATGGAAGGCCGTCGGCGGGCTGGTGGTAATCGGCTGGGCCTGGGCCACGGGCAACTGGGTGCTCGAGCACATTTTCAAAAAGTAGCCATGCGCAAGCTCTACGCCTTTTTACTCGAATCCGTCACCGACATCACCCAGCGGGTAGATGGCAAGCTGCTCACCATCGCGGCCGTGGCCACCATGGTAGTGATGGCCTTTCCCATCGGCTGGGTCTTCAACCGCTGGCCCCCCGAATACATCTGGATATCCACGCTAGCCTTTCTGGCTGCTGCGCTCGGCATTGATGCCCACCTGACCACCAAGGCGCTGGAAGCCCAGCAGCCGAAGGCGGCCGAAGTCAACATCAAAAACGCGGAAGAAGTCAACCTACAAGACCAACTATGATTCGCTACTTACTCCTAGGCGCCACCCTGCTGGCCAGCTGCGCCAGCACGCGCCCCACCTACCAGCCAACTGCCGGCGAGCGCCGCAGCGCCCACGCCGCCGGACCGCTCTATTACGAGGCCACGCCCGACTCGCTGCCTGCGCCCAAGATGCCCCTCTCCCTAGGGGTGCACGTGGCCGGTAAGAGCCGCGCCAAGGTGAGCCGCCAGTCGGCCCGAGTGCTACGCCGCTGGCACCGCCAATTTCAGCGAGACGCCAAGCGCTATACCCGCGTGGGGGTTGCCGAAGCATCTCTACCAAAGAAATGCAAGGGCTGCACCATCGTGTATGGTGATGCTACCGTCGCCGGCAAGAAGGCCCAGGTGGCCGCCGGCGCGGGCGCCGTGGCTAGTGTCGTCGAAAAGAAGGCTGGCCCTGCTCAGGTGGCCAGTGACAGCTCGACCCAGAACGCTTTGCTAGGAGCCGGCAACCTGGCCGCTGTCCACGGGGACGGCAACACCCTGCCCCAAACTACTACGACCCAGCAGGCCGCCGACTGGCGAGCTACGCTGGCTAAGCCAATCGGCTACGCGCTAGCTACCCTCGGCACCGTGCTCATCGGGGGCGGCGCTATTTATCTCATCGTGGCCTACCGCCGCAAAAACCTCCTAAACAATGGCTAAGCCCACCCCAGCGGAATTCTTCGCTAAATACGCAAAAGCGGCACAGGACACCTGCCACGGCACTGGGCTCTGCGCCTCGGTCTGCCTAGCTCAGGCCGCAATCGAGAGCGGCTGGGGCGGCTCGGGCCTGGCAGCCAGGTACAACAACTTCGGCGGCATCAAGGCCGCCTGGGACTGGAAAGGCAAGGTAGTGCTCCTGCCCACGCGCGAAGTGCTTAAAGGCAAGTCGGTCATTGTGCAGGCTGCCTTCCGTCACTACGACAGCCCCGCCGACTACTTCCGCGGGCGCCTGGCCTTCCTGAAAGCTAATAAGCGCTACAAGCTGCTTTTCCAGGCCGACGACTACGTGGCCGAGGCGCACCTGTTCCAGGCCTGCGGCTACGCCACCGACCCGCAGTACGGTAACACCCTGGCAGCAGTGGTGCGCAAGTACGGCCTCACCAAGTACGACGACGACGTGGCGCAAGCTACTATCAAGGCCGACAGCGCGCGGCCGCTCACTACTACCACAAAACAGGCCTAGGGCCTACCCATTCCCATGAGATTCTTCGCTGTTTTCTTCGCCGTGCTCACTGTGCTGTGCGGCTACTTCTGGGCCACCGACGCGCCAGGCTCAGGTATGGTATACCCTACCATCGGGTTTGCCGTGCTGAGCGGGGGCGTGCTGCTCTACAACAAGCTTAAGAACGGCGGCTTCCTGAACGACCGCGCCAGCTGCCTGGCCCTGGGTCTGTTTGTCTGGCTGCCGGGCTGGCAGTGGCTGGTACTGGCGCTGCTCGTGCTGGCCTGCGTAGTAGCCGTTGCCTACGGGCTCTACTACACTATCCGCAAACTGTAATAGCGCCTGGCCTGGGTAAGATGCTGACCTACCTCTTTTGGCCCATTGCCGTCGGGCTCATGGCCCTAGGGCAGGGCCTGTTGCTGCCAGCTATCCGGCGCACCCCGCCCGGCTCGGAGGCCCGGCGCCAGGCGCTGGCCCTGCACTACGTGCTAGTGGCTAGCTATTACCTGCCCCTGGCGCTGGTGCCGGCTACCTGGCTGGCGGCCCTAGGGTCTCGGCTGCTCTTCTTCGACCTGGTGCTGAACGTGGCCAGCGAGAAGCCGGCGTTTTATGTGGGGCAGACAGCGGCCATGGATAAGGCCTTGCAGTGGCTGGCCACTCGGCTGAATTGGCCGGCGGAGCGGGTGCGCGGCGGGCTCTGGCTGCTGGCCCTAGGGCTGGCGGTGGCCTGGCTGCTTGTCAAGAGCTAGTCAGTTTTGATGAGAAGCTGACAAGCTCGGACATGACTCGGACATATGTCCAACCTGTGTCCAACCTCAATTCTAGGTGTGCAGCCTATTTGCACACCCCTCGCATTGCTCCACCCGGCGGCTTTCGGATGTCACTACCAAGTTGGTTTTGATACTATAAACAATAGAGTATATGCCGCCGCCGGCAAGGGAGGATTCAGACGCCCTGGGACAGTGGGCGGTAGGGGCAGGCCTACGTATCCTGTACGTTCTTAGTGGTGAGCCCACGAAAAAGCCCCGACTTGGCCAGGTCGGGGCTTTTCTTATTTAAATACTGGAATCTTCGTTTTCAAATTTTGGCAAGTCGCCTTTAGGCGTATAATGCTTAATCATTAATTCTTGTAATTCGTTTTGCTTTTTTAATACTTCTTCATCTTGCATAATTACCATTTGCAAATACCCTTCATTATCTTGAAGCAAGGTAGCTAATCCTTTTCGAATAGTATTATCCTCCTCTTCGACTGCGCCATGACCTGTCGGAACATAACTATGCCGCTTGATTAAAGCTCTATCAAATGCAAAACCGAGAGATTGACTCATTTCAAAAAGCAAATTAATTAATAAGGTCTCTCTATTATTTAACCAAACAGCAATTTGACCTTCGCCAATAGCGCTATTTAGATGGCCGATATATTCATCCCACGCGGACAATACATTTTTATATTTTTTACTTGATGAAAATTCTAAATCTATACTATTAAGTGCTTCTACATGAAAGGGTGAAAGACTAGTGCCACGTGTAGACATTAATGTCTTAAACAACTTTTCTCTACGGCTATTAGCTGCACTTTGTCTTTCGAGAAATTTTTGCAACTGTATACCTACAATTGGACCAAGAAATATTGCAGCAATACTGATGTAGTCGCTTATTTCAAAAAGAGGTTTTAAGACTTCTACTTGAATGGGGGTAGGAGCTGCCATATTGTATTACTTTTTAAACCACTTCTTAAACTCGGCCACCGTCAGCACCATCGGCCCCGCCCCCGGTGAGCCATGCGGCAGCTGCACCCGTACCTCGTCAAACTCTTTGGTGTAGGCTAGCTCGTAGCGCTGGCCGATACGAAAGCCCGCCATGCCATCGAAGGCAGCGGTGCCAGTCTGGCCGACGAAGGTGCGAGTTTCAGTAGGGAAGTCAGGCATGCTTCAAAAGTAAGCCCCGGCTAGCATGCCGAGGCTGTTTTTATTTCTGGCTGCGCTTGTAGTACTCCTGGCTGCCCTCCTGCGCATCGGGGTCGGCAAAATCAGCATCGTAGTCTACCTGAGCCGCCTCGTCATAGTCGGGGTCTCCGCCCTCGTTGTATTCGGCCTGCGCACCCTCGTCGTAGTCAGGGTCGGCCGTATCGTAGTCAGGCTCAAAATCGGGGTCGGGTTTGCGGTCGGGCTTTGCCATAGCAGAACAAATAGATTGTTCTGCTAATGTAGCTAGTCCCAATAATATTGGCAACTAGTCCAGCCAGCGCCCAGCACTCTGTAGCTCGCTCTCATAGTAGCAATCCCAGTAGGGGCCACGCAGGCGGTAAACGTTCACCTGCCTGGGTTTGCCATCGTGGCCCGGTACCCACTGCCGGCCGCGCCAGACTACATCCCGCCAGGGCGAGGTACGGGCGGTTTGCACGACGTTGCCCACGTTGTAGCGGTAGGGAAGCATGGGGCAAAGTGAATCCTTGCAAAAAAGGGGTTTTACCTTTGCCAGTGTAGTATGGTCTGGCAACAGACGGCCGACGGTCGCCCGGATACGTCCAAAGAATGTCGGGCTCGGCTTGGAACATATTATAAATGCCCAGCAAGTAGCTGGGCATTTTTCATTTTAACGCAGTACCGATTGTTAAGATAAATGGGGGTAGTCCCATCCCATGTTTTTGACCATCGGGAGCATTCGCAATCGCACTATCGTAAACTGGCCGATAAGTTGTTTCTATCAGATTTATATCATCGTTTAAGATTTTCAAAACATTGCCAATGTTGATAACATATCTGCGATGAGAAAATGTCTTTTTTTTCTTATCAAGCACCACTCGCTCCAAATAGGTAATTGTTAGGTCAAATACCCCAAGCGCTGCAGCATTATCAGTAAAGAAAAGTCCTTGCTCATCGAGGTCAACCTGGCCTCGGGTCATTCCACCCGTGCATAAATACTGCGTTACTTCACTACCAGCGTGCTTACGATACTGCCATGCGCAGTCCCCTAATACAGACTCCCCAATGTGGTGCTGTTGGAAGTGGTCGGAGATACGCTCATTAAAGTGCTGGTAGGAATCCCGAAATCCTTTTATTTGAATTCGCATGGTATCGGCCTGGGGCGAATACCGACAATTTATTAATGGATATAACAAAAAAATACGGTGTGTATTATCTATAACACTCCATATGTCACTAAGTAAAAGGGGAATACTATCAACCTCTATTGTGCCTTCGCAGATTGCAGCAATTCGCTGGTCGAGACGTAATACCGTCTCTCTAACGTGCAGTAGCAGGGTATTGAACGCGTCAAACGCTACGGCTACCTCTTTTTGCCGAATGTGATAGGACAGATTCCCTATTAAGGAATCTGAAGAATAGTTTAATACAAGTGCCATTAGACTACCTAGGTCTTGATTTCGATAGCTGAATCGGGCATACTGGCTGCATCACTTATTGTGAGCGCTGAGTAGGCTTTTTGCGAAAAGATAGGGTAGCGTAGGGGCGTATCGAATAAGTTTTCGGTTGAGTTTTCATAGAGCTAAACTCAGCAACCATCAACACAGCTCCCTGTGCTTCCTCATCCAGTAGCACTAGCTGTTCATTAGCCCGAGCAGTAAATATCCCATCATCGTAGGTGCAAAACAGGCAAAGGAGCATCCCTATGCGTTCGACCGCTATCGGTTGCGTCACAAACCAGGTAGTACGGTCTGCCTCAGCAATTGCAATACGGAAGCGTCCAGAGGTATCGGCATAGATTGCAAAGGAGTTCGAGGGTATAGTACGCGAAAAGTCGCCACCCACTACTTCACCCGTTTCATCGAATATGATACTTCCGGCTTGCCCCTCTGGTATAGTGTTAGCAGGGCTATGAGTGTTTCCACTATGCACTAACTCCAAAGTTTGAGGAGGCCACCCAACTACTGGCATTAACGAAATGAATCCAGGCAT